GGAAGAAGTCCGCGAATACGCCGCAACTCTTCCGCACCCACGTTACCGGCCCCAGTTTGGAAACGTCGCTGGATCTCTAGCAACTGTTGCTGCTCGTCCGTGTTGAGCATCCCGAAGCGTTCTTCTGCGCTCATCATCGCATTACGTTCGGCCTCTAGGCGTCCCTCAACGGTGCGTAGCTTTTCTTCTTCCGATCGCAATGAGGCTTGAGCCGCCGCGCGTTGCTCTTGGTGGATCTCGCGTTCAACGGCTAGTCGTTGTTGGCTCCACTGGATGACCTGCCGCGCTCGGTTCTCCGCTGAGGCTGATTGATCGTTTTCCGCGTTGGTGATTTGAAAGATTATTTCCGCGCGTCGCTCCTCGATCGTCATTGCCGCCATGCGTGCAGCCAGGCTTGCCTGCTGTGCTTGTGCTTGTTGGCTCTCAAGATTCGAGCGTTCGACGATTAGCTGATTGATCTCCCTTTGATCCCTTGCGTCTAGCTCCAGTGCAAGTGCTCTTTGGCGTCTGAGAGTATCAAGCCTTTTCTCAGCCGCTTCCATATCGTCGAAGGCTTTCTTAACGTCTCCCGCTTCGCCGGTCTCCGTCACTTCATTACGCAAAATCTGGAAGAATGGGTTGTAGCCTGAGGTTCCAATTCCCTCGATTATCCCACCCGGTGCTGATCCTCTTCCAGGACCGTTTTTCAATGCGTCCGCCGTTGTCATTGCAGCCACGCCCAAGCCGGTCACTGCACCAGCCGCCGCACCAATCGCAGCGAGAAATACCGTCAACCCTGAGCCACCAGCCGCAAGCCCTGCCATACCAGCAACGCCTGCAATACCTCCACCGATATTCGAAGCCGCTTGAACGCCTCGAGTCATCAGTGGAAGCTGTGCAGCACCCGCCGCCTGTCCTGCTGCCCCTGCTACTTGAGCCGCGTTGAATGCTACCTGTGCCTCAGTCGTTAGTAGGACGATTTTTCGGTAGGCATCATACCCTTCGGAAACCTGCCTAATCGTCCGAATCAATCCGGTGAATATTTCCGTCGTACCTTGAATCGCCAAAAGCGAATCAGTCATCTTCTGCAGGTCAGTTTCACCGATCAATCCGAGGTGCGCGATACCTCGAGCAAATCGCATCACTGCTTCGGTACCTTCACTGAACGCGGAAACAATTCGCCCAGCCGACTGAGAAATCTGCTCGTTCCTGCGCCTTGCCGACTCTGCAGCGCGTTCTTCTTCCGCCGCCCTACGATTGAGTTCTCCGATCTGTTCCGTGACTGCCCGCGAGCGTTCCCGAGACTCCGTCCGGCGAAACTTTTCTTCCGCCTTTTCACGTTCCTGGACTGACTGCACCGCCTCACGCTCAAGGGTCTGGACTAACGCCACTTCTTCATCGGTGATCGAACTTGCATCAGCCAATGCTTTCTTTCGCAACTCTTCGACGACTGCGAAGTAGAGCTCCATCGCCCGTTGCTCTTCATCAACGGCATCTTGATAGACTTGCTTTTCACGCTCGAACGCCGCGACTGTTACCGCGTTGCGTTCCGCGTAAAGCTCCTCAACCGTCATGATCGAAGTGTCTTTAAGCTGTGACTGTCTTGCTGCTTCCTCGTTGGCTCTTTGCTGCTGTGCGTCGGCGTAGGCTTTCGCCGCTTGGTCAGTGCTCTGGAAGAACTCATCAACGGCATCCATCGAAACGCCGGAAGCCTGAACGGTTGCCTGCGTTGCTTGGCTCGTTGCCGTTTGCATTGCCGCGACTGTAGCCGCCGCCGATGACCGGATCGCTTCATCGATCGCCGATTGCTTCGAAGCAATGTCCTGGGCGAACTGCTCAATCAACTGTTTCGCCGCTGGATCGACGTTCGCCTTGAGGACGAACACTACCCCACGTTCAGCATTTTCAGCCATTGAGAAGCACTCCCCATGATTGCGGTCTCAAGGGAATTCCTCGCGACCTTTTCTTCGATCTCTCTCATCTGCCCAAAGGCTTGCATCAGCCACCAATCGCTTCGCTCGGCCTCGTTGAGCATTGCGCCGCCGGTTGCCCTGGAAGCGTTGTAAAGCTCAATGACGGCCTCTTGGTAGGCGTTCAAATCCGGCTTGTCATTGTAATGACCTTTTGCACACCCGATTGAAGCCTCACACGGCACCTTATGCGTCCTCACCGCGTAACCGTTTCCATCTCTTGACTTGATCGGCTGACCGGTTTCCTCGTCGAACATGATCTTTCGGCATAGGTCACACGGCCGAGCCGCCAACGCTGGATTCGTCATTCGCAGCGTGAACGCGCTCAGGATTTTTTTAGTTCACCCTCAGGCGTGCCCACTTCGCCTTCCTGCAAGTACTTTGCCGGAATCGGTTCCGTCGCATCGGCTTGGAGAATCAGGAAGTAAACCTTGAGTAACAAGGGGTGATTGAGCAACTTGACGTACTCAGCATCACACGGTGCGCTGAATGACCACTGAGAAATATGCAACGTTACGAATTTCTGCATCGATTCAATCAATGCCTCTGCGTTACCAGAAGCCTGCTTCGCTTCCGCGTGTTGCTTTTCTACCTCTGTGGGAGAAGGCTTGCGGTACCGAAAAAACGCTTCCGGGTACCGGCCCTCTTTGGCCGAGAAGTAAGCCGGGGTCGCAATACCTGCACGAACGAAAGGATCTTTCCAACTCATATGCTACCTCAATAAAAAAAGGGGACGGAATGTCCCCTGAGTATACCAAGCGATTGAGCAAACGCCTAAACCGTTGTTTTCACAACGCGAATTTGATTGTCGTCTGCGTTGGTCGTTGTGTTGGTCTTGCGGAACGCTTCAAACTGCAAAGGCATTGCAATTCTTCCACGGCCCGGAACGGTAGGACCGCCGCTCATGTACTTGAGATTTCCGAAGTGGATCGTATACGTCGTCGTTCCGTCAGTAATCGCCAGCGAAGCCGTTGAGCCTGCCACCGCTGCGTCATAGAGAGCAAGCGTATCGGATCGGAAAGCACAATCGAGAGACAATTGCACGATCAAGTCTTGAGCCTCAAACCGCGTAGGCGTCAGTGCGTTTTCGTATTGGTTTTGATCGATCGCATTGTCAATCGACAACCGGAACGAACGCATTTTGTACGCCGTCGAGTTGTACGTGAACGTGCAATCGGAAAGCACGAACGCCGTACCGCACTCAGGCACCGGAGAAGTCGGGTAGGTCGATCCGAATACCTCGTCCTCCTCACCGACGCAAGCAACGTTCCAGTTCAAGTACTGCGACTCCTGCCCGCTGATTTCCAGGGAGTTGATTCGAAGCTTTTTGTAGCTGTAGATCGCCGCGACTTTATCAACCAAGGCGTACCATTCGTTGATTGTCTCACCGGGCAAGAATGGGGTTCCGCCGCTGTGACCGATCCCACGCGAAAAGAACCAATCGATTTCTTGGACGCCGAAGTTGCCGACGATGTTCCCACCGGACTTGTCGGTTACGGTTCGCGTTCGACAGCTTGCCCGTTGCCGGGTTCCACGGTGCCCCATGTGCGTAACATTCGTTCGCTGTCCGACGAGGGAGCATTCGTTGAACGCAACCCCGATACCGGATGCCCATGTCGTGCTATCTGAAACGATCAACCGACTTGCTGTTGCTTGGCTCATGTTTCCCTCAGATGAAAATTGACGCTCGCTATCCTACTCGCAGTATGCTCACTCAACGCGACCGTACACCGGTGCCCCATCGCGACGATGAAGCACTTTATCCGTTGGCCTTGGGTATCGATCGCCCGGCAACGCTTCATTCGGCAAGCCCCCAAAGCAAGCCTCATACAAGGCGTTTGCGTCCTCGATCGTCTCGGCCAAAGCGTAGCGACCATCGAGCATCCACACCCCATCGACTACCGCTTTCGTTTCCGATTGCTCAATATTTGCAACGTTGCTTTTTTCTGAAAGTTGCTCGGAAGTTGGCTGTTGGATACCGTCCTGCGCTGGAAACGTTTCCAGATATGCGGCGTTTGTTTCTTCGGTTTTCCTTGGCATTTTTACAAATTCCTTGAATCAAGTCTGTCCATCGTGCATCGAATCCCGACCACGCATGAGCTAGCATCGTACCCGCCCTCGAAGGCAGGATCAACGAACGGAGTAGCGAAGGAAAGTTCG